TGAAGACTCACAAGCGTATGACAAACTCACCGCACAAGGTGTGTGCGAGTTTTCATCTACATCATTCTTGAGGGGTATCACATTCTCTGACTGTGTGTTGGTCGTGGATGAGATGCAGAACCTCACCTTCCATGAACTAGACAGTATCATCACAAGGGTCGGACAGAACTGTCGGATCATCTTCTGCGGTGACTACTACCAATCAGATTTCGTCAAACGTGACGATAAAAAAGGTCTATCCAAGTTCCTTGACATCATTGAACACCTAAATAACTTCACAACAGTCAACTTCACGTGGGCAGATATTGTTCGATCTGACTTCGTGAGAGACTACATAATGACAAAAGAAATGTTAGGAGTTACTAATGAATAGAGAAGCGGTATTTGAACAATTAAAAATAGACGAAGGAGTCGAATATGAAATCTATAACGATCACCTCGGCTACCCCACTTTTGGAGTTGGTCACCTTATCGTCGAAGGTGACCCAGAGGTCGGACAATCAGTTGGAACTCCAGTTAGCGAAGAAAGAGTTAAGGAGTGTTTTGAAAGAGACCTTGATACAGCCATCGGAGAGTGTGAGCACTTATACGGCGCAGGGGAATTTGGAAACCTACCAGATGAAGTCCAGCAAATCTTGGTTAATATGATGTTTAACATGGGACGTACACGTCTCAGTAAGTTCAAGAACTTCAACGCTGCAATTGCAGAAGGTGACTGGAAACGGGCTGCCGTTGAAGGTCGTGATAGTCTTTGGTATCGACAGGTCACGAACCGTGCAGAACGTCTCATGTCACGCATGGAGAATGTTTCGTAACCACAGGGAGACTTGAGAGAGTCATGGCAAAGTACAGCCGCCACGATGTCCGCAACAAAAAGCGGAACAAGCACAAACAGTACTCAAAGGATGGGTACAAAGGAAGATTACATAATGTCGAAGGTAAACAGCGAGTCAGGGAAAAACTTAATTTTCCAGTATATGATTCTGAATCCGGACTTAGATGAGAAGCGTGGCCCTATACTAGGACAGTCTCGTTCTAAAATCTACTCCGAATGTGCGGACATCTCCCGTAAGTCTTTTGAGATTTACGCAGACAAGATTGGTGCAGAATACTTCTATTCAGATGAAGCGGTCTACACCAAGGATGAGTATGAGAGAGACACTACAGTGTGTCTCTTTGAATGTCTGCGTTTGATCTACGATCCTTGGTTTGATCAGTTCGACAAGGTTGCGTTCTTTGATACCGACATTGTTGCGAACACCGAAGAGAACATCTTCGATGCACACGACAGTGAAGTCTACGGTGTCTTAGAGTCTGACATTAGAACCCACAACGGTGGTGGATACAACGCATGGGACAGGAAAGAATCTGTCTATTGGGATCAGGTGGAGAAGTTTGTACACCACGGCATTCCAGTCGTACCCGCTATGCCACCCAACGTACCATCCAAGTTGACCATCATGAACACGGGTGTCGTGGTCTGGACTAAGGACGCCAGACTATACGCACGTGAATGTTTTGATGATTGGAAAGAGTGGTACTTTACCGGCCCACAGAAACACATGTCCCTAATGAACGATCAACCGTACCTGTCCGGCATGTTTCAGAAACATGATATGGATGTTGGTACGTTGGATCAGACTTGGAACGACTCACCCCACTATGAGACACTAGACAAGTTTTTTGAAATCGCCAAGATGTGTCACTACACAGGGGGTGAGTGGAAGGTCGATATGATCCAACACTACAAGGATGGACGTTTTAAGATATTCGGGTGATGTCCTTGACGTTACAGATCATCTTCTCACCGTCTATGATTAACATAACCCTACCGTGTTTACGAAGTTTACCAATAGGTCGCAGTACGACATTCTTGGCATCCTTCTGAACCCACCAACAGTCGGTGGTGATTTCGACTAACTTTTGTTCAGACTTCGACTGCATTCTGAACTCGGCGGCCTGAGATGGAATCGCTATAAGTAATGCGATAGTTGCAATTAGTGCTCTCATGTGTATCTCCTTCGTTTCACAACGAGTTGGTATATATGACAGTTTTATTACATATATACATTATATATGCATTTTAGGATTTTAAGATGAGCAAAAAACCGAAGAACGATCAGTTATTGGTAAAAATTAACAAGGAGGATAAGAAGAAGTTTATCGCCTTGTGTGAGAGTGATGACACCACCGCCAGCAGAGAAATCCGCAAATTTATTGAAAGATTTTTGAAAGAAAACGCTTGACAGGGGTACTCAGTTCAGGTATACTTACCCTGTAACTGAGAGGTAGTAATGAAAGAAAAAGTGATTTTAGTTGATTGTGATGGTGTCCTACTGGACTGGATGTACGCATTCCGTCAGTGGATGAAGCGTCACGGATATGAAGAGGTTAACCCCAACCTCTACGAAGTGCACCGAATATTCGACATCCCTCGTGCAGAGGCCAAGAAGTTGTGTCGGATGTTCAACGAGAGTGCAACCATTCGGAAACTCCCGCCCCTACGAGATGCGATCAAGTACGTTCGCAAACTCCACGAAGAACATGGATACATCTTCCATGCAATCACCAGTCTGAGTAACGATGAGTACGCTCAACACCTACGGACTAAGAACCTGTGTGAGTTGTTCGGCCCTACTGTCTTTGAGAAGTATGTCTACCTAGACACTGGTGCGGACAAGGACGAAGCGCTTCTCCCCTACAAGGACACTGAGTGTCTCTGGGTTGAAGACAAGCCTGAGAACGCACAAGTCGGTAAGGAGTTGGGTCTTGATGCTGTCCTGATGGCATGGGAATACAACCGTGACGAATACAACATCCCCCGTGTCCAGAACTGGAAGGCGATCTACGAACGTCTAGTTGGGTAACCCATATATACCTCTGTGATTAATTGCGAGGTATAACATGACCAGATACGTAGGATTTAGTGAGTTCTATCACGATGCGGGTGTCTCCGTAATCGAAGAGGACGGTACAGTTTCGTATGCAACCCATGCGGAACGGTGGTCTAAGACTAAGAATGATGCAACTATTCCGGAGTCTCTCTGGGATTTCGTGGGTCAACAAGATGACGAAGTGATCACCTTTTACGAGGATCACAAAGTCAAGTATGGTATCAGAGGCGGCATTGCCGCTCATGCTGGTATCTACAATAAGTTGACAGGTGATCTGACTCCCGGCCAAATCACAGACAAGTATGGATACACCAAGCATCTGAACGCACACAAGATGGTGCCTCTCTACGAGGCACTGGTCTTCGACACTCACCACCTCCACCACGAATCACACGTTGCAGGCGCACTGTACACCCGCCCTTGGGATTCCCTTGAGGATACCGTCTGCGTGTCCATTGACGGCGCAGGAGAGGTTCAGTGTTCGGTCATCATGGATACCAATTACAACGTCATCAAAGAGTGGCACTACCCCAAGTCTATCGGGGTCATCTACGGAACCGTAACAAAGGCACTTGGTCTTCGTCCCCTTGAGGATGAGTATGTTGTTATGGGACTAAGTTCCTACGGAGAGGATGAGTTCTCTGACTGGATTTACCAGAAGTACCATGAGTTCAGTGATGAGGCTCATGAGATTGAGAACGGTGTTAAGATCGGAGAAGAGGACTCAGAGAGAGAACAACGCAGACGTTTGTTCAGGGATGAGTTGATGCACAAGTGTAAAAAAACTTCTCCGGAGAACGCCGCTGCGTCTGTACAAGAGTTCGCACGTCGAGCGATTCTGGAGATCATGGAGATCGCCCGCCAGCATGGTTCTAAGTTAGTTTACTCCGGCGGGTGTGCACAGAATGTGGTAATCAACTCTTTGATCCACGAGATGTTCGATGAGGTACACATCGCAATCGCTCCCGCAGACTCAGGGTCTTCTCTGGGGTGTGCTGCAAAGACTTGGGCAGAGGCGACAGGAAAGGACAAACTCATCTGGACTCCCTACATGGGAACCAACATTGACCGTGAGATCAACCCCAAGGAAGTCGTGGATCATTTGATGCAACACCAGTACTGTGGTGTCGCAAATGGTCGTGCAGAGTTTGGGCCACGTGCACTGGGGAATCGATCCCTGATTGCAGACGTTAGGTTCGATGTCAAGGACACCGTGAACGAGATCAAACGCAGACAGAAGTATCGTCCTTTCGCCCCCGCAATCCTAGAGGAGTTTGCGGATCAATACTTTGAAGGGCCAATGAATGAGTACATGCAGTTTACCTCCAAGGCACTTCATGACTATTCGTCGGTGACTCACGTAGACGGAACCGCACGTGTACAGATTGTACGCAAGGACTGTCAGTCAGTGTTCCGTAAGATCATTGAGGAGTACTACGAACGCACGGGCGTTCCAATGTTACTAAATACTAGCTTGAACATCCGTGGAAGACCTATGGTTGATGATGTCAAGGACGCAAAACTGTGGGAGAGTACATATAATGTCAAGGTGTTCTAATACTAACTAGAATAAGGAACATGACATGTCAGAAGAGAACAAACCAATGTACCATCCCGCAGACTCTAACGGTGATGGTGTTGTATCCCCCGAAGAACACCAGATGTATCTTGAGTTCAAACGAAAGGAACTAGAAGACGCAGATGCAATGCGTGACGCACAGCGCAGCATGACATGGTTCGCACTGTTCGGTCTGTTACTCTATCCCTTTGCGGTTGTACTCGCAGACTGGATCGGGTTGGATAGTGCGTCCAAGATTTTAGGTGATATGGCTGCAACTTACTTCGTGTCTGTTGCTGCAATCGTTGCTGCATTCTTTGGTGGACAGGCATACTCAGCGAAGAAGTAAATGAAGAACCTTTGGAGATTATGGGCCAAGTCACTTGGTGAGAAGGTCGGAGAGACCGACACACAGGCAGACGGTGTAGCAGTCATTAGAACCTTCTGGTGGGTGCTACACGTCTTTACCTGTTTTATGATCATAATCCACAATGGAAGAAACTTGGGATGGTGGTAAATGGAACGAGTGACATGGCGAGGAACGCCAGGCGTAGGTGATTTCATGTGGGCACTTAACTGTGTCCACCACTACGCATACACCAATAAAGTCAAAGTCAAACTGGAGATGCACTGGGAACACGGTGAGGACTATCTCCATCACTTCGAAGACCCCGAAACAATCATCGAGCGGATGAACTACATCCACAACTTCTATCATCGTAAGGATGATGTTGTGATCAGTCATGAGTACTATGCAGAAGGAAGATATTCCGACTGGAAGTATAGTGATGACTTGGAGAAAGAGGGTGGTATGGTTCGGGTTAAATCACCAAAAGACTCCAACCCCAACAAGAATCGGTTCTGGTTTGAATCAGGAAATGTGCTCGACAACTCTGCACCACCTAATAACTGGTTATTTCGTGAGGACGCTTTCCAACAAATAGACGGTAAGAAAGTAGTCATTTGGACGCCAGTGACCAACGCAGAACTCCCCCGTCACTGGAAAAGAAAGTTGACAAAACAGGATTGGGATGTTATAATCTATAAACTCCGCCGAGCGGGATTAAATGTAGTTGAATTGAACTACCGAACACCTGTAAGAGAAGCTATGTATCACATCTCTACATGTAGACAGGTGATCTGTTACGATGGTATGTGGCACTATATTGCTAAGAACTTCGCAAGACCTATGGCAGTATTAAGTAAAGAAGGGATCACTAAATACCACACCGAACATGCCATTAGAGTGTGTCCTGATGATACACATGAAACAAACATATGGTGGTGGATGGATAACTTACCTATCTTATTAGGTCATTCGAAGAAGAAGGCAGTGGAGTATGAAAGACGAATACGATCTCTTTGTTAAAGAAGGTCACATTCTTGACACCCCTAAAACAAGGGAAGTGTTCAAACACATCCTTCGACTAGGTAACATTAGGAGAGTCTTCGAAATTGGATTTAACAGTGGACACTCAGCTAGGTTATGGTTAGACTTAGGAGTAGAACACTTACAGTCAATTGACAACTGTCAACACGAGTACACGGAATATGTTGCAAGAGACCTAGAGATTGAGACCCCTAGATTTTCTTTCAACAAGATAAACAGTCATCAACTGAACCCCAAAGAACTACGAGGATATGACCTTCTGTTCATCGATGGAGATCACAGTAAGATGGGTATCCAGAACGACTTTTGGTTAGGTCAAGAGGCGCAGATACCTTACATCCTGTTCGATGATTATGTAGACTATGGATGGCAGGCTCGATGCGGCGGTTGGATTGATCGAATCATAAACAGTCAAGATAATTATACTTGGTGTAGCGACACGTATCAGTATGATGCTAGTGGTGGTATAAATCAAATGAGAATGTGCAAATGGGTGAAATAAAGATAGACCGTGCGGTAATTGAGATACAGGGTGCATGTAACTTTGACTGTACCATGTGTCCCCAAGACAAACGAGCGGGAGGTAGACACAAAGGGTTTCTGACCAAGATGTCTCTCCTTGAGTTCGAAGACAATGTAAGAGACTGTGCACAACATGGTATGCGGGTGGTCAACCTAGATGGATCGGGAGAGGCAACTCTGAATCGACTTCTACCTGAGTATATCAAGATCGTCAAGAGATACGACTGTCAGTCAGTTATCTTCTCTAACGGGTTTAATATGAAAGGTCAGTACATGAGGGATTGTGTGGATGCAGGACTGGACTTCTTTCGGTTCTCGTTCATTGGGCCTACACCCGAACTGTATGACAAGTGGATGTACAACACACGGGGTAGTAACTACCACCTGATCAAAGAGAACATCCGTGCTATGAAACAGTACGTTGATGAGACGGGTAGTAACTGTGTGATTGAGACATACCACCTAATCACTGACAACAACAACATCGACTGGGAACTGGATAAATACAAAGAACTCGTTGAGGAACTTGGTGTCAAAACAGAAATTTGGAAGATGCATAACTGGTCTGGTGCGTGGGACATCGGAGAGAATGCACGTAAAGGAGAGGTGAAGACTTGTGGAAGACCCTTTAGTCCTGACGTTGTTATACGTGCTGGCGGTCTTGATGGCCAACGGGGCGCTGTTCATCCTTGTTGTCAAGTTCTGGGGAGAGACGAAGAAGCCGTCCTTGGACATACTAGCCAAAACACAATCGAAGAGATTATTCGGGGAGAAGAGTACTCTGCTTTAAGAGAAGGTCACCGAACAGGAAACTACCCGAACTACTGCAAAGATTGTGACTTCCTGTTGGATGATCCGGAGGTATTGGTCTACACCAACAACGAGAGAGACCTACATAAAATGATAGGTACAGAATTCGATCTAAACGACTATAGGTGAGGGTATGAATAAACTAAAGAAGTGGTGGTTAGACTTAACCAAAGAGGAGTACCACATTACCATCTGGTACGATAACGATCCCAAGGCGAAGACGATCTACAAACTCAAGTCTATTGCCAAATTGACCAACAAGAGATTGGAGGGAACGTCTACTGATGGGCATAAGATGACCCTCAGTGTAGAAGTCCCGTTTAATTATGAGGTGAAAAAGATTCACTAATGAAAAGGATGATCTTCCAAGTCGCAGTGGGTAAACCCTCGGCTCTATATGAACGTTGCATTCAATCAGTTGCGGACTACTGCGAGACGCATGACATCACTCACTACGTGTTGCGTCAACCTCAATATCGTATCGCACCCGATCCTTTCAACATGGGTCGGTCTCGTGAGTCCTTTGAGAAGTATGGTGGTTACCTTCCCATCTTTGAGAAGGAGGTTGCGTTCGACTATATCGACAACTACGATCAGATCGCAATCATTGATGCGGACATCACCATTCGCCCTGACGCACCCAACATCTTTGAAGAGTTTGGTACGTCTCATGCATGGGGTGGTGTGGTCGAACGTGATATGGATATCCAGCCTTGGTACGTGCAGAAGATCATCAACTACTCTCGTATGCAGTACGGTCAACTACACAACAACAGACTTGATTTCAAACCAACTGACCGTGGGTTTGAGTTCTTCAACATGGGTATGATTCTTCTCAACTGCGAGAAATTCAAACCATACCTGAAGGGACAGACAGGTAAACAGTTCCTTCAACGTGCAGAGTTCAAGGACTTTGTGGATGGGGTAGGCGCATGGAAATGGTCTACAGATCAAACACTCTTGAATGTATTCCTCAAAAAATACAACGTTCCGGTCAAGCACATGGACAACGTGTGGAACGGTCTATACACTGCAGTAAACAACGTTAAGGAATGTCATTTCATTCACTTCTTCCTCAAGGACAAGTTACCTAACAGGGGAGAGAACGTGGACGAACTGTTTAAGTCAATATGAAACCACCTGTAAGATTTGCCCTTCAGTACCCCTCTGGTGCTGGCGGTATGTTTTTAACTGAACTTGTGGACAACACTGTGTGGGAAGACTCAGGGTGTTGGGACACGAATCCCGGCTGTCGCAGGAACATGCACTTCAACGAGTACGGTGGTTCTGTGCACTGCGTTCAGGTCGATGATTCTACCGAAGCACTACCCACAACCAATCATTCTATCTTGATTGCAAAACAACAGATCGAAAAGTATCTACCTTTCTACGACTGTCCGACTACCTATGTTATCGACGCAACCGACGATGACTCGTTTGACTACACCCTAGAGTTGATGTTCATCAAAAAGTGGTGTGCGTGGATGCCTCTACACGAAAAGCAAAGGGAGATCATCGATCAATCAGGCGTAAATGAATTTGTAGAAGGATATAAGTCCATTGACTTGTACAGTAAAATTGTGTTACAATATGTGAATCATCATTTGGGGAAAACCCCATTTGAGGATTTTGTGGCTGGTGCAAGAAATGCATGGATCGATGATGGTAGGTCAAAACAACCGCCAGAAGTTTGGAGCAGGAGTCAATATAGAAATCTGAGTATTGACCCCGAAGAGATTGAGAAATACTCGGAACTACACGTGATCAACTATGCGGATTTGTTTTTGTATGGACTACCCACGGATAGTATCTTTGATAAGTACAAGAGCGAAATACAAGAGTATCGAAACCGAAACGACAAGATTCTTGACACGTTTAACTTGGAGTTTCATATAAATAACTGAAGGTGAATATCTATATTAAGAGTGTGAAAAAAGGAGAACCTCATGTTAGAACCCAACGAGTTTGTGAAGAAAATTCGCAACGAAAATCAAGCACTGTTCGAAGCGTCCAAGATGAATGTCAAGGCGTACTTCGAAGGTGACCTTTCCGAAGAGGAAATGGTCGATCACTTCATTGGTCGAATGGTCAATGAACGTATGAACATGGCTGAAATTTCTCAGCAGATTGCAACTGCGGCTGATAATACAGACCCCAAAGAACTTGAACTTCTGTCAAAGCAGGCTGCAGACGAAGCAAAACACTATCGCATGGTCAAGGAAGTCATTGAACATATCTCTGGCAATGTATGTGATGCCGCAGAAGCACTTCGAAAGGAACGTGAAATGGACACCGCAAAGGGTGCATCGCTTCTTGAAAAGTATGGTGCACAGTGTGACGAAGCAGTCCTTGCTGCATATCAATTGGTTGCGGAAGGACGTGCAGAAGCAGTCTGGAACCAGATGGCTGATACTATTCAAGATGATTACATCTCTACACGGTATCGTGAAATCGCAAAGGACGAAGGTTTCCATTCTGCAATCGGTGGATGGAAGTTGCGTCAACTTGCAACGGATGAAGAGACTCAGACCCGTGTACAGAAAGTTATTGAAGGAATGAGAAAGGACTTGTTCGAAATCTCGTGTTCAAATACCGTCGAAGCGGAAGGATCACGACAACTGGTGAACGAAGCATACAACTGGTAAATTATGAATATTGGGCTCACTCAAAGAGTCATTGAATATTCGGTTGAATCAGGAATCCTTTGTGACGCAACAGATCATGGTTGGTACTCAGCCCCGTTTCTGAAAGGTCACAAACTGATTCCTGTTCCGAATAGACAGGACTTAGATTATGATGAACTTGCGGAAGAGTTAGACCTCTTGATCATCACCGGCGGCAAGAACGAAGACATTCGTGTCATTACCGAAACGGAAATTGCAACATCAATGGTGTCTTTAGGCAAACCTATTCTAGGTGTTTGTCACGGTGCTTTTTTGTTGACCTCTATCCTTGGTGGTCATGTCGATGGTGATAAGAAACAACACTTCTTTAGCGAACATTCTGTTTACTATAGAGGTATGACCAAGACGGTAAACAGTTTCCATACACCCTTTATCAAAGAGAAACCGCCCGGAGCAATGGTGCTTTGTACTGATCCCGAAGGCGACATTGAGTCTTGGATAAAGGATAATATCTGTGCTATTGTATGGCATCCCGAAAGAATGAAGGAGCCCTTTATTCCAGAAGAGATTTTGGAGGCAACAGGATTATGATCAAAGAACTCACTCACAGAGACACAAAAGCATGTAGAGACATCTGGTCTTACGACATCACGACTTACAAAGGTTCGAACTTTATCGAACTGGACAATGCGCTGGGCACACGATATATCATGTCTATCAACTGTAGAATCATGACGCCGGGATTTGTGTCTACTGCTAACGGATACACTTGTATTCAAACCCAGAAGTACACGCAAGTGGAGATGGTTGCAGACTCAGTTCTGTGCGTTGTGGATTTCTTCGGACAGTCCCCCAACGCTGACCAGTTGTTCCACTTGAATGAACTACCCACAGGTAACCTATCCTACATGGACGGTGGTACGAACAGTAACGCACTCAGTCCAGATCGTGCAGGAATGCCTGTGGTCAACTATGCACACTTCCCCAAGGGAATGTCGCAGACTCTACACACCCATCCTAGTCAACGGGTCGGTCTTATCCTCTCAGGTAAGGGTCGCATTGAACTAGATGGTAATCGATACTTCCCTCTAGAGACTGGTTCCGTGTGGTACATGGAACGCAACACTCTACACAACTTCCTTTGTGATCAAGGTGAAGACGTAGCCCTTTTCGTGTTTGCGCCTGACTCCGGTACAGGCCCAACGGATGAAATTAACCCATTGAAGGTACGCACCTATGTCGGACAACAGAGATCGTAACAGACCCGTTCACAAAAAAATCGTTCTGGTAACAGGCCCCCAAGGATCAGGTAATCACCTATTCAGTAAGATTCTGGGGGCAAGTCCCCATGTCTACGGATGGGACTTTGGAGACAAGTACTGGATTCCTAGTGACGAAGAACCCTTCGCAGACTGTTGGGTCAATCCCGAACTAACCGTTCCTACCCTAGAGAAGATTGAAGAGGATTACATTGTCGCAAATGTAAGTGTGCCCTTTGTCTATGATGGGGAGGTTCGTGTTCCTGCCATTCAAGAATTCATTGACAACGCAACCAAAGCCGGTTATACTGTAACCCTTGCAATTGTAGTACGTGATCGTAACATCAACGCACTGCAACAGGAACGTGTACGGGATGGTATCACGTTACCTATCGCAATGAGTTACTACAACAGTCTGGATCACTACGATAGGGTCTATCTAGATCATGAGGCTTTGTTCTTGCACAAAGTTTCTTATATCCGATTCTTGGGTAGACTGTTGGGTATTCCGGTGGTGTATGACAACCTGAGTCATTTGGACGTTGACTCCAATAATAAGTATGTTCGGTATGTAGAAGAACACTGGTTAGATCAAGAAGTATGGAATGGACTCAGACCCAAAGATGAAAGAAAATAGATACATCCTGTTCACGGGTGCGCCGGGCAGTCGGTGGTCTAGTGTTGCGAATGGACTCTACCAGTCCTTTGACCTAGATACTACCGATCAGTCGGACACCCGTAGTTATGAACACAACAACGGTCTGCGTCATTCTGGTTCATACTTCGATCCTGAGATGGAGTACGACTTCTTTCCTTCTGAGTTCCACAAACCCTTTTCTGGTGAGGGTAGGAGACTGATCAAGTCTCACACCCTTGCGACTCAACTAGAGATGCACAAACAGTATCCTATTGTTCTGGTCTATCGGAGTGACATTCGATGTCTTGACTGGTGGAAAGAATGTGGTGGTTTCGATATTGAGTATCCGAACTACAGTTGGTACAGAGAAGAACGAGTGATGTTCTCAAACATCCAGAGACAGAACCACGGAATAATGCGGTTCATATATAACAATCGGGGGAAAATTAAAGAGTGTACTGATACCTTCGAAGTGCTTACAGAATTGGGTCTCAGTACACTAGGAGTTAGAATTGAAGGTTATCAAGAGAAGGACACTACTGTCTATGTCTATAAACCCACACTATGATTTTCTGAAGGACTACTTCACTAACACTTGGCCAAGTTCTCGCACCGCAGGACTTGATAATTATCACTGGACTGGATTTAGGTTGATTGATGAAATTGAAGAGGGAGAGCGAGTCTTGGACGTGGGCTGCGGAGTTAATCCTTTTAAGCGCCACATTCGTCATCTGCACGGAATTGATATTACTGATATCGGTGCTGATGAGGTAGTTGCAATTGAGGACTATGAGTTAGTTCATATGTACGAAGATAAGTTCGACGTTGCGTTCTGTTTGGGTAGTATCAACTTCGGTGACATAGATTTGATTCGAACACAAGTCTATCGGGTATCAGATGCGCTTCATGACAAAGCAAGAATTTACTGGAGATGCAATCCAGGCCATAGGGATCATGGTAACGACAGGGTAGGTGAGGTTCCATTCTTTAACTGGACGATTCAAGACCACATCATGTTAGCGGAAGAAACAGGGTTTGAAGTGACTGAGTTTATGCCCGACAGAAATAGGATGTATGTAAAATGGGAGCGTTAAGAGAACTATTCGACGAATATGAATGCGACAAAGGTACTAAGAAACACATGTATGACCGTTGCTACGAGCCATACATGGAGGCAAAGCGTAACGAACCTATTAACATCCTTGAGATCGGATGTTTTCGGGGTGAGAGTACCAAGGCATTTTTGGATTATTTTCCTCATGCTAATATTTACACGATTGACATCTTCGAAAGAGTCAAACCGAAAGACATTGAGGTGTTAAACGACGAACGGTGTCATTGGTTGAAACATGACACTACAAATGCTTACTTACCTACTGCAATGAAAAACAAGTGGGGGGATGTCAAGTTCGATTTCATCATCGATGACGGTGCACACTGGCCTGAAGCAAACCGAAAGACCTTTGAGTCGTGTTTCCCTTTTCTCAAAGAAGACGGTGTGTATTTCATTGAGGATGTGTGGATGTTAGATCGTGACTACGCTGCAAATCATTCTTGGGTCAAAAGGCGTCCTCACCTATATTCTCTGGGAGAACACATTCGGTTGATGACTACGATTGAGAAGTATGATCTCAAACATTACGACTACACCAAGACCGTTCGAAAAATAAACGGAGTTGAGGAAAATTATCCGGACAGTTACATCCTAAGAGTCAAGAATGCGTAAACTTTTTATCCATATCCCCAAGAACGGGGGTATGACCATTCGACGAAACCCCGAACTTCGCAACCATATTATTCCCTGTGTTCCTCAGACTCATAAGAGTAGGGAATACACTAGGGGTCTAGAACAGAAGATGGCTGCAACCGGAGATGATCTAGGATACGAACATGCAAGGTGGAGAGACCTTGCCCCTCACGTACAGAACACTAATCGTGCTTTTGCGATTGTTCGCAACCCTTGGTCACGTGTGGTGTCTCGTTACTTCTTTGCAAAGAAAGTCATTGAAGTAGAGAAGGACTCAAACGTTTACGGTCAGAAAGACTACGCAGACGTTTCGTCCTTCGAAGCGTTTCTAGAGGAACGTCACAAGTGGGGTGGTCAAGACTACATGTGGCATCGTGCAGTACGTGGTTGGTATAATGCATATGATTACGTTACGGATGGACAAGATAACGTAAAGTGTGATATACTTCGTTTCGAAAATTACAACGAGGATATCAAGGCATACTTTGGTGTACTGTTCAATCCAGAACCTCGCAATGTGACCAACCTACATAAGGGTACGTATCAAGAGATGTATAACGAGAAGACGATTCAGGTGGTTGCGGACTGGTATAAACAGGACATTGATTACTGGGGATTCGACTTCGATACCGGAGCAGCGAAGAACTACTGGAATGGACTTGGTTAAACTGATAGAGATGGCTAACAAGATTGAAAGTCCCGAACCAACACAAGTAGGAATTGGTGATGATAGACACATCAAAGCCTTAATTATTTCTCTGGTTGAGGATGGTGCAGCAACCCATGCAACCCGTAGATTGATTCGTTCTATTGAGAACACGGGTTCGAAAATCAATCCTCTCATTTTGTCTGCCACGACACCGGATAGAATTCAGAAAGACCTGAACGATATCTCGTACCTGAAAGTAAAACCACGATGGACTTGGCCTCAAGATGACTCTGGGAATGGTCTTGATTTAAGAACAGGATTATATCGTAAGGCATATCGTGCAAACGATCAGAGAAAGGTTATTGCGTGTATGGTCTCCCATATGCGTACATGGCAACATTGTATCGACGTTAATGAACCCATCATGGTATTAGAACAGGACGCATTATTCATACGTCCTTTTCAATGGGAAGAACTTTCTAATCCCAAACCTATTACTGTCGCTTCTGGTTGGTGGGAACGATGGAAGGATACTCGTGAGATTACTGTGTTACCTTGGAATGAAAAGAAGAAATGGGAGACCATGAGAGATGCTGTCAACAAAGAACCTGTTGGAACTTTTAAGGCGGGTATCCTTGGGTTGAACTCTCCGATTGGTGCGACACGTAAAGCGTCCGTTTTCCATAACGCACTGTTTGGTAAATATGGTTTTCACAGTGTTCCTTCGGTGGATGGTCTTGGTGACGATCCCTTACCGCAGGGTCTTGCAGGAAACTCTGCATACATCATCAAACCTTGGGCTGCAAAGAAACTACTAGATAAAGTCGCAGAGATTGGAATGTGGCCCAATGATGCCCTTATGTGTAAACAGTTTTTTCCGTGGATGCAAGTCTGCTGGCCTTACTATACGGTGGTGCAGGGAACCGCCTCTTCAACAACGGGATGATTATGAAAAGTTACGTGATCACTATCATGAACAACGAGAAATCTGTAGAGGTAGCAGAAAGGTGTATCGCATCCGGAAAAAAGTTCGGAGTGGACATTGAGAAGTGGGGAGCAGTAACCCCCGCAGATGCTCCTCAGGCGATTGCTAAACGAGAGGGAATCCAGACGAAAGGTTTTGATGAAGTCTATTCTCGTTTTGAAAACTGTCTGTCTGCTTTCCTCTCTCATTACAGTCTATGGCAAGAGTGCGTTAGACTAAATCAAAATATCACGATCTTCGAACACGATGCCGTTCTGTACGATGCAATCCCCAATAGACCTTTCCTTGGTGTCATGAATATTGGTGAACCTAGTTATGGTAGATTCGTTCAACCCCGACACATTGGAGTGGGGCCACTTACCACCAAGAAGTATCTGCCAGGCGCACATGCATATCAGATAACTCCTCGTGGTGCAAAGACTCTGATCTCAACCGCACAGGACAACCGTGCAAGACCTACGGATGTATACATCAACGTAGACAACTTTCCTTGGATACAGGAATACTACCCTTTTGTTGCAAAGGCGGATGACTCTTTCTCAACCATTCAGGTAGAGAGAGGATGTATCGCCAAGCATAACTATAGTGAAGATTATAAGATTGAGACTGTACTATGATCGATAAGTTATTCATTACAGGATGTGATGTAAATACAGAGTGGCAACTCCCGTGGTTCTGGGACAACTACCGTGAGAACAACAAGACCCCATTGAAGGTCATTGACTTTGGTATGTCCGAAGGATGTGTCGAGTGGGTCAAGTATAACATCGGCGAGGACGCATGTATCGAACTGCATACTCAGGCAGACGGATGGTTCAAGAAACCTTCTGCGATGTTACGTGCGTGTGAGGAAGCACACAAAGTTTGTTGGTTAGATACTGACTGTCAAGTTCTAGATGATGTTTCTGGTATCTTTGATTTAACTGTACCTTTCAAGATCGGTATGGTAGAAGACAGACCGTGGACTCGTAGACGTGGAGAGTACGGTACGTGGTATAACTCTGGTGTGGTAGTTTGGGAAGGTAAACCTAACATCCTACGTGCATGGGCAGAACAGTGTATCAACGATCCGTGGCAGGGTGATCAGGAGACTTTGTATGCGATGATGGGTGGTGATGAGATCATGAAAATGGCCATCATAGAACCTTTACCGCATAAATATAATACATTAAGACTGGATTATTTGGATAATATAGCGGTCAAAAACCCTCTTATTGTTCATCACACTGGTCAAAAAGGTAAGGACGTAATAAGGGAGCAGATGAACGATGTTCAGTAAGGTACTATTCGGCATCATCGTTGCAATGGGAGGAGTTGGTTACATCTACTATCAGGCCAGCGAATCCAAACTTGCAGATATGAACGCCCAACTACAAACGCAAGCGGGAGTTATTACCGCATTCGAAACACGACAGGCGGAACAAGTCCGTACTATCGAAGCACTGCAGAACAATCTGCAGAAAACGACAGAAGCACTCAACACCATGAGTACTCGCAATCAGGAGATCGAAGCAGAGGCGCAACGTTACCTCGCAATCTTTGCACGACATAATCTGTCGAAACTGGCGGCCGCAAAGCCCGGTCTAATCGAAACACGAATCAACAAGGGGACAAGTGATGTTTTCAGAACTATCGAGCAAGATACTACTGATATCGATGCTATTGATGACTAGTGGATGTACTTCACTAGGACTCCCTTGGGGTAAGAAAGAACCACCCGCACCGATCCCTGTAGAGATTCGTACCGTTGAGGTACAGATTCCGATCACACACCCCACCATGCCCCGTGCAATCTCCCTGAGAGACCCGCAGTGGTACGTGGTATCTGACAAGAACGTTGATACCTTCCTTGAGGATATCAAGAAGAGACACGAGGGTCAGTTGGTCTTCGTTGCGATGTCAGTTGGGGACTACGAACTCATGGCATATAACATGCAGGAGATTCGTCGATATATAAATCAACTAAAAGAAGTTGTGGTATATTACCGTACTATCAACACAGACGATAAGGAAGAAACAGATGGACAGGAGACAGAGAGCGATCCAAGCGGTTCGTGATTTTGCCACTGGTAACATTGAGAAACATAGGTACAACGTAGATGTTTACCTCAACAGTCCGGTAGGTATCGGAGAACACCCCGATGTCTTGGACGCTATCCAAACCGAACTTCATAAGATGGCAGAGTACGATGACATCCTAGAGGTTCTTGACAAGTACTTTAAGGACTAGTATAATGCCCAACCATAACAAGTATGATGTAGACATCATCAAAGTAGTCGATGGGGATACCGTCGATGTGGATATCGATCTGGGATTCGGTATCTGTCTCAAGGACGAACGTGTTCGTATCATGGGCATTGATACACCTGAGTCACGTACCAGTGACAGAGTAGAAGACCTGTTTGGTGAGGCTGCAAAGGCACGTCTCAAGGAACTGTTGAAGGGCGGTGCAAAACTGATCACCACCGAAGATAAACACGGTGAGGACATGAAGGGTAAGTTTGGACGTATCCTTGGTGACTTCGAAGTGTATGACGGAGAACTAGATAGATGGACTCCGGTCACTGATATCATGATTCGGGAAGGTCACTGCGTCCCTTACTTCGGCGGTTCGAAAGAAGAGATTCAGGCAAAGCATATGGTCAATCGTGAAAAACTTTTGCGTGAAGGTGTTGTGAGTCGAGAAGACTATGACGCTGCTGTTGAGAAAATGAAAGGGTAAAAATTCATGAGAGTGAATGTTTTGGGTAACGGTGATCACGCCTTTATGTTCGAACGTGGTACGCCGGGTAAATTATTGATTTGTAATATGCCTCCTTTTGAGATACCTCGTAAAGAGGTTTTCGCTACCTGTATGGTAGATTTCAAGATGATGGTTGCTCTCATGGAAGGTCGAGTTAACCTCGCCATGTATGATTGGGTTCTAGGTATGCGTCCCCGTCGATGGATGGAAATGCAACCTAGTTTCTACCTGAAGTATTCTCAAAACATTAAAGCGTTTCACCAACACGTTCCTAAGTATGCACAGTTGCCTGGCCAGTCAGAAGGACAAGCAGCAACCAACTATTCTTGTGGGCACATGGCAGTGGACTATGCCGCCCGTGCTCTAAAGGCGGAGGAGATTCATCTATATGGATTCGACTCCATGTTTGAAATGGACTTGCGGAGTTCTACGGACTTGATTCTAGAGAGTGATCGTGGACATGGAAATACTTTCCGACTTGCTAACAATTGGCGTCCCGTTTTCACTATGATTTTCAAAGAGTTCAAGAACACACAGTTCTATCTCTACCATAGTCACGACAAAATCAAAATAGAAATTCCAAAAAACGTTACTATAGTAACAGGGGGTAAGAAATGAAATTAGAACAAGTAACAAGCTTCGTTAAAGACACTTGGTTAGACTTCAAATATGTTTGGAAGAACTATCCTAACGTACATATTTGGTGGACTATCGCATTCTTGATTGCTCTATTTGTATAAATAACCTTATACAAACAATCACGTGCAGGGTCACTAATGAAATCCTTTAACTCGTTTCTACACGAAGAAATTTTAGCAGCGGGACTAGACGCTGAGATTCTTATGGAGAAACTTATCACCTTTGGTGGTAAAGCGTATCCTAACTATGGTCACATCGTCTTGATGGCTGGTGGTGCAGGATCGGGTAAGGGATTTGTTCTTAGTAATCTGGTGGGTCTTGAGGGTAAAGTCTTTGATGTCGATGAACTCAAAACGTTGGCATCAAAGACTCCCGCAATCAAGAGACGGGTTGCACAGGAACTTGGGGTCGATCTTGAAGACCTCGCATCCAACCTGAAGAACCCTGAGAACGTGGGTAAACTCCACGACATCATGGGTGACTATCTTGAGATCGACAAGCGCAAAGAACGGGCATTCTATCGTGGTGTCCTCGCCGCACCAGAAGACCGCAAACCCAACATCATCTTTGACATGACTCTGAAGTCACTGGACAAACTTGATAAGATCGCAAAGGATGCCGCTAAGTTGGGTTACGATAAGAAGAACATCCACATCGTCTGGGTGGTCAATGATATCGAAGTTGCGAAACAACAGAACCTCAAGCGGTCACGTACCGTACCTTCAGAGATTCTGGTCAACACTCACCGTGGTGCCGCAAACACTATGGGTGACATCATCAACATGGGTACACGGTTGAAGAAGTACATCGATGGAGACATCGTGTTCGCATTCAACAAGGTCGGTGTTGATGCAAACCTAGTCAAGTCTGGTAAGGGCGGTTCCTACGTCAAGGACGCAAACTACTTCTACGTCAAACGTGCAGGTAAGGCACCTACATCCGTAGAGAAACTAGACAAAGAGATTCGTGCGAAGATCAAAGCCTACGTTCCGAAGAACGTAGACTGGAACTAGTAGACCTTAATATCTCTTTCGAACGCTTGGAAGTGTGCGGGTCTTCCCGTGATGACTTGCTGATCCCACTCTGCACGAGTAGAGAACGCCTTCACGATTTGAGGTGAGTGATCCTTCCTGTTCTCCAGATCGCTATATCTCAACTTGTCCTCTTCACCATATTGAATATCAAAGATTTCGAAATCGGGAACACAGTGGTCTTCGAAGAGTGACTTTATTTCAGAAGAAGTAAATGTAGTGTCATCATACTTCTTGGGGACACCCAAAAAGACAACCGCATCGTAGTCAGTATCCACCAGATTAAACTCTGTCGATGTACTTCCGTACTTGTACTGTTTTGAAGATTCTACGGTATTGATTTCGAAGTGGTCATACAATGTATGAATGGCTCCGTTGTGTCTAGACTCCGGAGGTCTTACAACGTCAAATTCAAACTCATACCCATACTCTTTTGCGATAATGGGTAAGAACTGATAACAGACGTTGAAGTCCATTACGTGAGTAATGTTTGCAGACTCAAAGGGAATTTCATCCACAAAACTGGGATCGTCGGGTGTCTTCATCCAGTTCAACATTCTACCTTCATCATAGTATCCCACGAACAAAACTTTTCTGTAACCACGCCCCGCAATCATGTTGAGAATAATAGGGCACCTTGTCATGACACTGTTCATACCATTTGCGGTAGATGTGTAAAAGGTCAAAGCAGGTTGTATATTATTTTGGTAACTCTTCAAGTTACCATACATTCTACTCTTAAGATTACTCTTATCTCCACTATGAACCAATCTAGAGAGATATGTGTCTCCGTCACGTTTATACACTATAAACTCATTATTGCTTGAATATAACATGGTTATCCCTTATAGATGTTCTGAATGTGGTCTTCAAACTGTTCAATCTTCTCCAGTCTGTTTGGCCATAGTATGTATTCCTTCTCAGGGTTCTGTTTCAGGTTGTTCAATAGGGGTTGAATCGCATTGAACAACTTGTCCAGTTTTTCCTGAGTAGAGATGACCGCAGTGGTATTCTGAGATACAGTCTGTTGCGCCTGTTGTACAACTTCCAGTTCATCCTCGTTTGCGAAGGTGAACCCAAAGTCAAATAGTTCGTCACTCATATTTATACCTGTGGTGAAAATATTTTCGCTTTTTTCTATTTATACGCTTGACAACCTCTGGAAATGGTGGTAGACTGTATCTGTAAATTGATGAGAGGAATCATATCATGCAAGTAGCAGTTATCCACGGTGCGTTCGAAGACTCAGCCCGTACAGTAGCCTTCGTTGAGGTCGGTGATCGCCCAGTCATGGAGGCACTTGAGTATGCCTACCATCGGACTCAGAACCTTGGTGGTTCGTGGTCTCGTGGTTCTAAGATTGAGTTCGGAGGTGAGACTTATGACAACCCCGACTTTTCACCAGACGTGACCGTCATGGCGGCTCTGCCTGTCCACGAAGGTGTCACCTATGGTCTGCGTTCTACCTCTATGGGTGACCACATGTTGTACGGTAACACCAAGTACGAAGTCGCCATGATGGGTTTTGAGGAGGTTGCATGATCCACGGGTCTATGCGTCACTACGCCAGTGGGCGTAAGAAGAAAGTCAACTACTGGACTAAACCCAAGAAGAGGGAGAGGGAGTTCGTACCCCTAGAACCCTCTCAGGCGTTCCGTAGGGAGACACCGGAGTACAAATCGGTGGACACGGGTGCAGGGTCTACCCCCAAAATCGAACCCCAGAAGTACACTGGCACCCTTGTGAAGGGGATCAGTACCATGCACAAGTCCAATGCAGTCCCCATCATTGACGAACGGGAGGCCAAGGAACACGCCTCTATGCGACGATAGGTTATATGCATATAGCAAAAAAGTCTAAAAATACCAAAAAAAAGTGTTGACTTTTGACGCCAGATCGGAGATAATAGTACCGTTGATTGGGAGAGTTCTGGCGTCAATTGACTAGGAACCTTGGTTCACTGCTTCTCTCCCTTTGGTTTTTGTTTTGGGGTACGGCCCTGTGGTAACAGGGGGCCTCCACCGGATGCTCGGGACATGCAAACCCTGTCGCCCTGCCCCACTTTTTTGAGGATTGATTATGTCCTATGATGACCTGATGAATGACCTGATGTGCCTCTGTGAGGTACGTGGGGAGTTGTCTCCCGAAGACAACGCAATTGTCGAGGCACGTATTCAAGAAATCCAGAAGCAACTTGAGGAGCTTTCATAATGAAACCAATGCACATGGTCGAGTCTATGTCTGAGAAGGAACTGGCTGCTCTCCAGCGTCAGTGGTCTGATAACGAGAAGAAGATCAATGAACTTCTCAACTGGCAACAGGAGATCGATAAGGTGTTCGACAAGATCGATCAAGGTAAGATTCTTATTTCAGGAGCAGTCTAATGCAAGTAGGTGATAACATCGTCCGTCCGTTCTGCACTACCCCCTCTCACGGTTATCTCCGTGTCCCTCTGTCCGATCTAGATGAACTAGGTATCCGCAACAAGATCACCTCGTTCTCCTACAAGAACGCAACCCATGCGTTCCTAGAAGAAGACTGCGATTACGAGACCTATATGTCCGCCATGGCTGACAAGGGTATTTCGGTCAAGATCGTGGAACGTGGTGCGCCACGTGGTCTGCGCTCGTTCGCTTCGTTCCCACCCCCGTCTGAGGGTCAGTTTGCGGAGTTGTTCAACCACCCCCAGATGCACTACTAATCGATAAAATCGATGGATTCTGAGATATCTATCGAAAAAATCAATGAAAAAGGTGTTGACAATCACGTCGAAATGAAGGATAATATACCCCTATTGATGAGAAAGGTGACGGTATGAATATTGCGATTGAAGGTCAAATCAAGAACAAACACCTTGTCCGGTTCTATGTCGAGCAACTTGTCAAGGAGTTGGGTCTTGGTCGGTTTCGCAAACCCGTCATCACTGTCCGGTTTGTGACTAACGCAGAAGGTGCGTTCGGTCTCTGTGACGGTAAGAAGGGTGAGTACGCTGAGATCGTCATAGCTCGCAAGTGTCCCATCACTGAACGTAAACTTGGGTTCGTTGAGATGATGCAGACTCTTGCACACGAGATGGTTCACGCCCGACAGTTCATTCGGGGTCAGTTGAAGAACACTGGTGGTTGGGCTTGGAAAGGTCGCAAGGCAGATGGGTTTGAGTATGACAATCAGCCTTGGGAGAAGGAAGCGTTCCGTCTTGAAAAGAAGTTGTTCATGGACTGCTTCCCGCACTTCGCTCCCTTCAATAACTAGGAGAATCAAATGGGGTTTGATGCATTTTTGAGAGAGAAGTATTTTGAGTATCGTGAAGAGGTTGCCCTGTACAAGGAACCTATCATGACATTCGAAGAGTATGTGGGGAAGTATTCCCACTGGTTGAAGGATATGTATGATGGCGAAGAAGACAAGAAATCGGAATCCAGTAGCGAAGTTTAGTCGCAAGTTTAACAAGGCGGTCACGATGACTGACCGCAAAAAGGAACAGAAGAAGACCGGCGTAATCAAGGGCCGGAGCTACTGCGTAGACGAAGACTTCTACGACAGTGCGGGGGGATTTGAAGAGTGAACATATTTGGTTTAGAGTACGATGACAAGCGAGGGTTCAAGTTCCCTTGTGCAATAGACTCCGCACGTTCTCAATGCGATAAACACATAGTGAAGATGCCCCTTGAGTCTTGTCAAATGTTGTGTACTGCACATCGTATACTTGACGGTGGTAACGATCACTTGTACAAGATCGCCCATCCCAAACACCCATCGACTCTCTGGACTATGGAGTCTCGTGCTAACTACTACTGGCACTACCGTCACTGGCAAGAACTCTGCAGGGAGTACACGTTCCGGTACGGTAAGGTTCACAAGTCTTGGCAGAAGTATGGTGAATACCTTATGTGGGCACCACAGAACATTCCTGATTCACGTGCTTTGACCCCATTCAAACTTGCATTCAAAACGCATCCTGAATGTGTGGTTGAAGGTGATCCGGTTGCGTCCTACCGGAAATTCTACAAAACGAAACAAGATCGTTTTGAGATGAAGTGGACGAAACGCAGAGTCCCAAATTGGTTCTTGACAAGTGAGGAGGTATAAGTATATAATGGACGACATGTTCATGGCAAAGAGGTACGCAATGATTCGACGGGCTGCATTGAAGATTCAACAACAGAATCGTCAACAGAGTCAACGAAGGACTCAACACCTTCAGGAAAAAAAGTTGAACAAGGCTATCGAAGTGTTAGACGATCAGAGCAACATGCACTGGTCTGATACTGATAGGTACATTAACGCACATTATGGAGATCGTTTTAATGGAGTCAGTGATGATTGATAAAAGTCGTGATGAGATGTTGGATGCACTGCGTGAAGGTGTGGTCAATCTCTCATTTGAGAAAGTCAAAGACGGTGCAGTTCGTGTGATGAACGCAACCCTGCGTGATATCCCCGAAGAGAAGATGCCTAAGGGCGGAACTGTTGATCAGTCTGTGGGTGGTGATTCTACCCTACGGGTGTTCGATGTGGACATTCAGGAGTGGCGTAGTTTCCGTATAGATAAACTCATTTCATTCGGATAAGAGTTATGACGAAAGGTCAGAAGGCAGCAGAGACCCGCAAGAAGAAACAACAGAAGATGTTGGATCAACTTGGGTTCGAACGCAAGAAGGTTAAGCGTAAGCGTAAACCTATGACCGAAGAACAACGCAAGGCTGCAATAGAACGCCTTGCGAAGGCACGTGAGGCTCGTGGTGCGACAGGTATGGCGTCAATCCACGAGTCCATTCGTGATCTACCAGAAGACCACTTCCTTCACTGGAAGAAGGTCAAGGAGTGGATCAAAGACAACGAGATGAAGTTAAAGGGTATGTCGGGGATGCGTGACTCTTCCAACTGGAAGGAACGATCCGAATACAAAGACCTTGAGACTTACATTAAAAACATGAAGTCCTATCTCTCGACAGGACATTGGAGTGACTTTCGATATGGTGCAAATGGCGAAAATAAAATACAAGAGGTCTGTATCGCCATGTCGTACTATCCAGACGGAACGCCTAACCGCAGTTACGGAACGTTCTACCCTGACATTGGACAAGTCTGGTCGAAAGAACTTGAGGAGATGTGGTATGGAAAAGACTTTAACCCCCGACGAACCCCAGTCAAACAACTTCCTGACGAAGAAGACCTTCTCGAAGCTGGTGGAGGAGACGGTGAAGAAGACGGGGATGAACTATATTGATACGATAGTTCACCTGTGCGAAGAGAATAAGATTGAGATTGAGGACATCAAGAAGTATCTCAATGAACCGATCAAGGATAGACTAGAGGCAGAAGCGATGGGTCTCAACTTTATCAAAAACGAAACGAGTGTACTTGATGTCTAACCTGATTAAATTCAGACCCTTCGTAAAGAAGGTTCTCACTGAAAATCAGATAGAAGACCTCAAGAACATTGAAGCGCCTTGGGTTCCTTCTCATTCTTCAAAAGGCTCTTCGGAAGAGACTTACGTTGACATCGTGCAGAATGGTACTGATTATCAAACTGCACACTATGAAGACAGGGCATTTAGACTCAGCAGTAACAAGGTCATCACTACTGAAATGATTCAGGATATCTTAGATGACATTGACTTAGTTTGGAAAGAAGAAGGACTGCGGGTAATCGATACCAACTACTTGCGTTATGTTGAAGGAGACTGGTTAGGCCCACATACGGACTCATCAACATATCAGGATAAGAATGGTAGACATCTGAATCGACAGATCACTGCAATCACCATGTTGGACAAGTCGGATGACCTACGTGGCGGAACTCTCTGTGTGTATCAGAATGGGTTGCGTCATGAATTTAATCTGGAGATAGGTGAGACAGTATTCTTTCCGGCGGGGGATCATCATGAATGCACAAAGATTCGTCGTGGGTTTCGGGAGATACTAGTTTCATGGATGGGGTAAGACGGGGATACGTATTATCCGAACAGTCACTACAAGATATACTTGACTGTGTAGATGAAGATGTCTTTATTCACCGTAGAGCGGAAGCCTATAGTGGTCGTGGTGAAACCAAAGAAGATGTTACCGAACTTTATCGGGGAACTACTCAACGTGTTAGTGTACACTACAACATGTTTCCTGAAGCGAAGAGGGAACTTGAAGAGTGGGTTGGAGACGGAACTCTTGTGGGTCAGTTTGATCTGATCATCTACCGGAAAGGAAGTAGGTTTCGAAGACATATAGATAATTACAACGGTCTGGATATCGATCCCGACAAGTTAAGAATTCATTCAACCAGTACAATACTCTATAAGAGTGATGATCTGGTTGGTGGTGATCTGTATCTCTACGATAGTAAGGATGCAGAGAGTGGCACCAAAGTGGATATTGATGTAGGGGAGACCGTACTCTTTCGTCCAGACAGGTGGCACGAAGTAACTGAGGTAACTCAAGGAGTGAGAATCTGCTTGATATCTTGGTTGAAAAATCCCCTGTGGGCTGGGAGAAGTTTTCCTTGACACGGGAGATATAAATAGTGTATTATATGATGGTAATGTGGATAAACCTTAATACAACGACATACAAATATCATACGGAGAAAACATATGAGCTTTGCTAATCTCAAGTCCAAGTCTATGGACGTTTCTAAACTGGTATCTGCCGCTAACGAAATGAACGGTGGTGGTACTGAGAAAAAATCCTACGGTGATGACCGTTTCTGGAAACCCACAGTTGACGAATCAGGTAACGGTTATGCCGTTATTCGTTTCCTGCCTGCGGGTGAAGGACAGGAACTTCCGTGGGTGCGTTACTGGGATCACTTCTTCAAGGGCCCTTCGGGTCAGTGGTACATTGAGAAGTCTCTGACTACTATCGGTCAGAACGATCCGGTGTCTGAGTTGAACTCTCGACTCTGGAACTCTGGTATCGAAGATGACAAGGAGATCGCACGTAAGCAGAAGCGCCGTCTTCACTACGTGTCCAACATCCTTGTTGTGAACGATCCTTCTAACCCCGCAAACAACGGTAAAGTATTCCTCTATGATTTTGGGAAGAAGATTTTCGACAAGATCATGGACAAGATGCAACCTGAGTTTCCCGGCGAAGAGCCAGTGAACCCGTTCGACTTCTGGTCTGGTGCAGACTTCCAACTCAAGATTCGTAACGTTGCGGGTTACCGTAACTACGATAAGTCTGAGTTTAAGGCACCGTCTGCCCTGTTCGAAGCGGATGAAGTTCGATTGGAAGCAACTTACAATCAACAGTTTGATTTGAGTGAGTTCTCTAATCCTACTACGTTCAAGTCCTACGACGAACTCAAGGGTCGTCTGGAAGTAGTACTTGGTACTGCGGTAGGTGCGAGTGCGGTTGCTGCAACTGCGAACGTGTCTCAGTCTGCAGAAGAGAACGTTGGACGTTCTGCTCCTGAACCTGAGATCGTTGCTACTCCTGCACCGTCTGTTGGTGCGGAGGATGATGAGGATGATACCTTGTCTTACTTCGCTAAGATGGCACAGGAAGACTAATGTATACCCTTCACTGTCCTAGTGGAACATACTGTGAGGATACGTTTCTAAGACTGATCCTCACAGTCTTTAGACATAGGATGAGTCATTGGATTAAAGGTGAAGGGTTTTCTGACTAGGGGGCATACGCCCCCTTTTTTTATCCTACTCGCCAGTTAGAAGCCCGTGAACCGTTTCTTGACGATGGTCTGGAACCAATCAGATTGGTGGTTTGACTGTTAGTGTTATTGGATATACTAGTGCTACCACCCATCATAGCAATTGATGCAACCTGAGTATTGGTAGTCTGGGATGCAAGTTGTTTCTGTTGATCCTGCAAGTACATGGAACCCAACTCCCTTTCGGACATGGCGGGAGGTTCGATCTGAATATCCGGAATGTCTAGTTCCGGTGCCTCTAAAGGTTCCATCTCAAACTTAGGAGTGGGTACTTCCAGACCCTCATAGGGGTTCTCTACACGTGGTAAGAACGTAGGAGGCGGTTCGACAGGTAGGAAGTCTTCCCTTCTAGGAGGCGGTTCTCTCTCTGCGGTTACAACAACCTCTTCTACAGGACGAGGTGTGGCTCTAGTTTCCTCTGCGACTTGGGCGGCTTGAGTCAAGACGGAAGCGGGGATTTCAAGATTTCTTCCACGAATCTCCGCTAACTTACTATCCACTTCTGAGGTGTCGAGTTGAACCAACATTGCGAGAGGTCTAAGACTCTCTTCAATCTCTTCGGTTGGGACATCTTTCAATCCCACCTCAACCTTCACACCCTCAAAGGCTCCGTCTGTTATCTCTCCCCCTTCATACATGGTGATCATGAGTTTATTGATGTCACCCATTTTCGTACCAAGTTCATTGAGTTTCTCAATGATCTTATCAACGTCCATGTTCTCAAAGTACTCTAGAGCAGCGGCATATTCAACGAGAGGGGTAACCGCATCCGCAATGTTCTTTAGGTTCGTTCCGTCTACATCTTCGAACGCCTTCAGAGAGTCCGCTACTTTTTCGAAAAGAGATTTTTCATCATCGTCACCAAAGATGAAGTCTACTACCCCACCAAGCGCATTTCGGATTGATAATAAACCTTCCTGTCCCAGTAACGCAAGTAATGCAGGCCCCATGGCCAGTATACCACCAGCGGTCTTCATCAACCCCACACCGTCTACATCTGCAAGAGCTGACAGTCCGGTAGACATGTTTACCATGATCCGTTTCATGTTCTCGCCAGTAGCACCAATGAGTTGGGTGAACTTATCTGCGATACCAAATCCAGCGAAGAATGTACCTAACCCCAAACCCACGAGTCCAAGACCAACAGTTGCCTTGGCACCTACTGAGGGCGCATATCCAAACAATCCTCCAGCACCAAGTAAAGTCGCCACCACGGCGGCCGGTATAGAACCTAATGCAGTAAGACCTCCTGCCACATTTTCCATTAAGGATTTGAGACCTTCACCGTTTGTACCAAACTGTTCTGCGATTGCAGAAACCGCAGCCATCTCAACCATGAAACCTGCGATACCCGCACCAATCAGTGTTAAACCAGCAGCGGCTCTTCCGCTTCTACCGACACCAAACAACATACCCAAGGCACCACCCGCCGCCATCAATGCACCTGTCAGAATGAAACCATCACTCTCTGACAATACGGATAACACATCCGCCAAACCAACAACAGTACTTTTCAGTGCTACCATGTCGGTGTTCAACCAACTGAGTGCTTTGTCTCCTGTGGCGAGTGCAAGGAAGAATCCTGCGATACCCGCACCAATTGCGGACATACCGGAGGCTAAACCACCCGCACCTCTTTTAGTCCCAAACATCACACCCGCAACTGCACCACCAGTCAAGACAGCGAGTGTCGCAGTTAAAGCAGTTGCATCAACGTCTTTGAAGATATCACCAAAGGCAACTACTGCCTTCTTGATACCATCATAGTTGGGTTCGGAGTCAAAGAATTCTAGTGCGAGGTTACTTAATTTGAGACCAAGGAAAAATCCACCAACACCCGCACCTATAGAAGCCATCGCTGCAGCGGGTGCAAGGAGAGCAGTTAGGGCACTGCCACCAAATAAGTTACCAAGTCTGGTGAAACCAAAACGGTTACCGCTGCCGCCGCCTTTCATCCCTTTCTGAAGAAATAGGATGTCTCTGGTTAATTTGTTGTTTTCAAGTTGAGCGTCTAGGAGAGACTTGAACAGTTGGTTCTGTTCTCTTTCTTTTTCTTCAATATCCCCTGCAGTGTCGGGAGACTCGTTTTCAGTAGTAGGATTGACGATGCTATCGAAAATGTTCTTCGACGCTTGTAGAGTTGTTTCAGTTGAATGCATGATAGCATCCTTGAGGTCATCCATCTGATTAGCGGATTCCTCATGGGTACTTTTCAAAACTTCTTTTACAGTACGAATTGAATTCGAACCAGTATTTCTGGTAAGCAGTCCTTCTGCTTTTAGACGTTCAATTACGTCATGTAAAGTCTTTTCTCTTGCCATCTGTTACACTCTACTTTATTTGTTTTAGTCGATCATTCTCTTCCTTAACATAATCAATCAGCATACCAACGTAAATCTCCCTTTCCCACGGCATCATCATTTCAAGTTCGGTTAGACTGTAATGATGATGTTGCATCAACGAAAAATTGGTCTTATAATGATTGACCAAATTATCGTGAGAAAGGTTTAGGATAAAAAATCTCTCATCCCTCTCAAGACAGTCTCACCGTCCTCTTTGCACTTCACACAAGTAAACTCTACCTTGTGTTCTAGTTTAGGAATCTTGACAAGGAAGTCTGTCAATACCTTAAACTGTTCTGTTGTCAAGTTCTCTAAGAAGTCTCTGAGTTCTCCCTTCTTCAAGTCCTTGGCATCGTATCGTTCTTCTTCTGTCAGAATGGCCTTGACACATGTCTCTGCAAGTACCAGTCCATCCTCTGCAGTACCCGTAGACTCTTCATCCACAACCCTCTGGTATGAAGGATATGCCAACTCTAACTGAATGTCATCGGTTAGATTGACAACCTCAATACGGTTCTCTGCA